CTGTACAGTCTCAGTTATTATTACATCATCTTGTAAGTCTAAATTTCCAAATGTTAAGCTCATAATCCTACAAAACTCCTTGGGCGAATAAATTATCTTCTCTGTCAATTACACTTTTAACTGCGTTGGCAATAGCTTGTATATCTGAGTCATCTCTTATTCCAATAGAACCATTAAAGTTAATAGTAACTCCTTCAGAACTCCCCCCACTGTTTACATCTACTCCATTTCTAGGAATTACCCTCTCCCCACCGTGCAGTATTGCGGGTACTGGTTGATTAAATGCTCCTGGAATAACTCCACCGTGCAGATCGTTTTCCCCGCCCCAACTTCCGCCGCCATTACCACTAGAATAGTCCCCTGAGATCCATTCCTTTGCTTGGGCTATAGCACTTCTTATAGAATCTTTGACAGAATTCCACGCATTGGACACTCTGATTAAAGCTGTTTCTTGTTCACCTAAAACCTTTTGATTTTCTGCCATTGCTACATCACTTTCTTCTAGTGCAACATCTTGTTCTCCAGTAGCAACCGTTAGTTCCTCTGTTGCAGTGGTTACTAAATCCTCTGCTACTTTCAAATCGTTATTAGCTATCTGAAGTTGATACAAGGCTTCTCTATGTTCTAAAGAATCATCACCGAATGTATTAAGTGCATCGTTAACGCTATTCTGTGCCCTCTCAACCCTTAACTGTGCCCCTTCTAATCTCAAATCAGATTCAGTCAGTAACCTCTGAGCATTGTTAACTTTATCCATCGAAGTAACTAGGTTATTGTTTGCTTCTTCCAAGTTTTTTGTTGTTCTTTTTAACTGCATGGTTTTATCTATCAGGTTTCCAAACCTAGCTGTAAGACCATTGGAAAGTGAGTCTATTCTACCCGTAGCTATTGCCGCTAAATCTATTACTCCTGCAAGTGCCACAAATCCTGTAAGCAAGGCGGTCACACCCACGAACACCCCAGCTAAAACGCTTGTTAAAGAAATTGCAGCCAAAGTAGTCCCCACTGCTGCAGCTGCTGTACTTGTAAATACTGTAGTTAAAGCACCGACTATGGGAGATAGAACAAAAATAGTGGCTGATAACATTCCTAAAGCAGATACAACCCCAAGCAATCCTACTATCATTTTGGGATGTTGCTCAGCAAATCTACTAAATCCTTGTATTGCGGGTATAAGCGAAGCGATTAAAGTATTTAATGCAGGTAATACCGCAGCTCCTAAAACTATTCCTACATCGTTCAAGTTATTTTTCAAAATCTGCAATTGGGATGCGGTTGTTCTATATCTTTTTGTCGCTTCGATTGTTAAAGCTGTATTGGCTTTAAATGCTTGATTTGATTTATCTATAGCATTTGTCATTAAATCTCCCGCACCCGCCACAGAAATAAAGGATTGTAATAATCTCTGATCACCAAGTCCTAAATCATCTAAAAGTGCAACACCTTTTATTCCGACTTCTCCCAGACCTGATATAAATGCGTCAAATGCTTGAACTGCATCTTTTTCAAATAAATCTGAGAACTCAGTCATGGATAGACCAGCTACATCTGCGAATGTTGCTAAGTCATCGGTACTATTTGTCACCGCTTCGGTCATCTTAAATAAGGTTTTAGAAACTGCTGTGCCCCCTCTTTCTGCCTGTACTCCAACAGAAGAAAACGCTGTACCAATACCCAAAATATCTGCTGTAGTCATGCCCGATATTTTACCTGCACCAGCAATTCTATTAGCGAATGTAACTATTTCCGTTTCCGTAGTAGCAAAATTGTTTCCCAAATCCACAATTGCTGATCCCATTCTATCTACGTTTTCGATAGGCTCTTTCATTATGTTTGAAATCCTAGCGAAGCTTGTCGCCGCTACTTCTGATGTTAGGTTAGTAGATACTGCAATATCTGCTATAGTCTTGGTAAACTTCTCTAGATCGTCTACGCCAGAAACTCCTAGTTGCCCTGCTATTTCACCTATGCTGTTAAGCTCTTTGATTGCAATAGGAGTAGTTCTTGAAATCTGTCTAAATCTATCGGATAAATCTTTAAAACCCTTTTCTGATAAATCTACTGTTTTTCTTACACCTGCAAAAGTATCTTCAAACTCTATTGCGCTTTTAGCTATTCCAACTAATACACCCGTAGCTACTATACCTAGTGCGACCATACTCTTCCCAATAGTTTTTACGCTAGATCCAAGTTTTCCTAGCTTTTTAGAGGCTTCATCCTCAACTGTAATTTTAACTTTTAGTTCTTTAGTTGACGCCATTTTTCATTTCCGCTTCTAATTTATACATATGAGTCCACATCTTCACTAACTTTGACGGTAGCAGATCATACTCTAAAGGGGATATGTTAAATACTCGGCAAAACTGCATTTTTCTATAGTCCCCGTGCCTATGCAAACCCGCCTTCGAACTTGACAGGTCTGCCACCATATCCATTGTTATTCTTTTTTTTTCACCTCATCAGGTTTAATTATCTCCATGGCTTCTTCTACTAGCCATTCAGAGATTTTAGATGGTATAGACCTAACCCCATCTGCGTTTATTGGTATCTTCTTTCCTTCTGCGTCAGCAAAATTCCAATCCTTAACAATAAACTGCAACAATAAGTAAGCATCCTTTGTATTATCTCCAGTTGCTTTTTCTGCTATTCCCATAGGAACATCATCAAATAACTCTACCCATATTTCCTCATCCTTTGGGTAGGTTTTTTTAACGGTATTTATAATAGATTTTAGTTCGTTTTCAATCATAATTTCCCCAAGATAGAGTGGGGCTTACGCCCCATCCCTAAATTTAGTACAAAGCGCTCTTGGCGTTTCGTAAATTAACTACTAAAATTTGCCCTGGACTATCGTTGATTGCTCTGTAGTTGCTTGTTATAGCAAATAGAGATTCTTGTCCTGTATCAATCGACTTATCCTCAACAAACATTCTCTCAATAACTACTTCTAGTTGCTCTGTGGTTTCCCCTATGGTTGCACCAGTTAAGGTCATAACCATTGATCTCTTGGAGTTGTTTACATAAGCATCAAGCTCTGTATCATTCTCAAAGAATAATGTGTATTCACCTGTTACTTCTGCATCTCCCATTGTGATCTCATCTGGGGTACAATCTCCGCTCCTGTAAAGAAGTTCTAGATTGTTAGTTAGTGACATCTTAAAGTTTGTAATCTTTGTTGCTGTAGCATCTCTTGCTTCTGCAACTGTATCTCCAAACTGTAAAGAAGCACCGCACCATGTAAATACTGTCCCTGATGTTGTCGTAAGATCTGGAGCAGTTACATCTATTCCTTCACTTCCCATAAAAGAAGCTGTGATTGTGGCTATATCCTCATTCGTCACTTCCAGTTCAAGCGTATCAATAGACATTCTATTAGACTGCCTTACTGCTGGAGTAGCCCCTCTATAGTTCCATGTAGTAGCTGTCTTTGGAGAATTTCCTGAAGCTGTTACATAGAATTGGTGATTATCTACATTTGGCGTTGTTTGAAAATCAGATTTAACTTCATTTCCTAGTGCCGCCTTTAGTAAATAACCTGTATTTGTAGCATCTAAATACATCCCTACGTCGCCCTCTGACCATTGTTTTCCACTCACCGAGTTATGATCCATTATTCTAGAAGCTCTAGAGCTAGTATCCATAAGTTTCTCGTGTTTGGTTTCTATTGTATTTTCTGTTGTTGGTAAGAATACCGATGGTGTTGCCTCTGGTGTACCTGCTATACTTTCCAAAGCAAAACCTAAGTATCCTTGTCTACTTGTTACTAATGACATAAATATTCACCTACTTTCTTAAATTACCCGGAACTCTTTCAGCTGTTTCGTAGGCTTCCGCTAGATCTCTAGCCGATACCTGCCAACCAAGCTCATCCGTTCCTTTGGTTTTAAATCTATACTCTCCGCTTAAAGGGCCTTCCCTGATAAGCTCAACATTATAGTGGTCATAAGGACCTACTATTTTCTCTACTGTTTTTACTACTTTCTTTCTAACCATAAAAACCTTTCCTAATTAATTACTTAGCATCTACAAGGTCAAGGCAGTCTACCAAGACTTCCGCAACTCTTGTGATGTTTCCCATTATTTCAAAATCCCCACTCCAACTGACAGGGGTTACTGCTTTAACTGTCCCGCTTAATGTACAATCCATATCAAACGCTGTTAGTATCTCATCTAAAGTTTCTGTAGATACCCTTTCAGCTTTCTCAGGACCAAAACTAGCTTCGTCTCTTTCTACAAATAC